GATGGGTGGAATGGATGAAAAAAAACAACAGGCCGATAAAAATAAAACTTAATGGTAAGCCGTTTAATCTGAATAGGTTAAGTAATGGCTAAGAAAAAAACCGAACCAAAAAAAACTATCAAGCCCAAGAAAAAATTAAATAAAGTTGAAGAGAAGCATCCAGGTGGTAGAAAAACAAAATTGACAAAAAAACTACAAAAAGAAGTATGTGGGTATATAGAGAATGGCAGTTCTTTTAAGGATGCTTGTTTACTGGTAAACATTGATTATTCTACATTTTTCACATGGAGAAAAGATGGGAACGCAGATATTAAAAACGGGGAATCAACTCCTAAAGCCGAGTTTTCCAAGGCAGTAAAAAAGGCAGAGGCAACGTTTAAAATATATCATGTTCAGAAGATAACACAAGCTTCTCAGCAGACTAACCACTGGCAAGCATCAGCTTGGTTGTTAGAAAGAAAGTACCCGGATGAGTACGGTAGAAAATATCAAGCAAAAATTGACGCCAAAGTAACCGGTAACGTCGGGATAACTATGGCTGAAATACATGCAGCGGCTGAGGAGATGGAAGGGGAGGAAGAATGAAATTTTATAAAGTGATGTTTATTTTGGGTATAATTAGTTGTATAATTGGTATTATAACTGGTGTTTTACTTGGAAAAGATACTGTAATAATATTTTTTTCAATTGGATTAATTTGTTATTTAATTGGAATTGTTCTTACGAATGATAGATTTGTCAATGTTTTAGTTAATGTTTTGAGTAAAAGAAGGGAAAAGAAGGATGAAAGAAATAACATTAGAATCAGCAAAACTGATTATTGATATTAAAGATGTAAGTATGACAAGAGAGACTTTACAGATTAAATCAGACAATAGTAATCTTGTATGCACAAAGAGCGGGCCGCTTATTTTATCTTTTCATATAAGTAATAAGCCGTTTGTGATAACCCATGAAGAAGAGTTATCTACGACAATAAAAGCGACTAATCCGAATTTTAAAAGTGTAGATTTAGATGAGACCTGTATCACAATAAAGAGTGAATTATTAAAAGATGAATATGGGAGAACGATGATAGTATCAATGATTAAACCTACATTGTTTCAAAAGATAAAAAAAATGTTTTGTAGGAAGAAGAGGAAGAGGGATGAGTAATAAAACAGTTAAAATTAAAATGACAGTAGTTTTTGATGCTGAGTTGCCGGATGGATGGACAGACCAGGAGTTTGTTGAAAGACATCAAGATGGGGGCGGTTGGTGTAGGGCCAGTCTCATAGAAGAGCTTAATGATTATGCTCATAACTGTTTATCTGGCTTTTATGATTGTATAGATAAAAATATCCATGTGGAATTAGCTAAGGAAGGGTAAAGGTAAATGATATTTATAGCAGGATTAATAACCGGGTTCGTTTTGTTTCCGGTAGTCAGTATTAGTGCAATTTTAATATACGGGTTTAGGGCAGAGTGGGATAAACCGCCGAAGAAAGAGCAGCAACTCAAAGGTCTCTATTACCATAATCATAGAAGAAAAAAGTATATTAATAAAAAGGAGATCAATAAGATAATCAATAAATCCAAGCTTTGTTAAAGGGTGAAAGAATGAAGTTTTATAAAGCGATGAGTATTGTAGGTATAATCTGTAGTATAATCTGTATTATAGTTAGTATTTTACTCGGAAAAAATAATGCAGTAATAGGGTTTTCATTTGGGTTAATTTGTTTTTTAATTCCATTTGGGATTATTTTGTATATAGAGAAAGAAGAAAGCAATGACTAGATATTTAGTTTTTGCATGGAATAATTTTGAAGCCCAGGTAGGGGTGGGCGATTGTACGGGTCAAACGAGTTCTTTTATCGAAGCAAGAATACAGGCTGATAGGGATGAAGAGTTTGGTTTTGACAATGTCGTGATTTACGATTTGAAAAAGAAAAAAGAATTGTGGACTCTGAGGTACCAAGAGGAATTGGAGGCATTGCTGGATATGTATGAGCCACTTGTATAGAAAATTAGACCAGTAAAGGAGTAAAGGATGACGGTAAAAAAAGATATAATGATAGATATAGAAACTATGGGAACAGGGAGTAACGCAGCGATACTGTCAATTGGCGCAGTTATTTTTGATATCCCAGGGAAAAGCCTGGGCGATAGTTTTTATGTTAATGTTGGTTTAGGGAGTTGTTTGGCTCATGGATTAACAATAGACCAGAAAACTAAGGAATGGTGGGATAATCAATCTCAGGAAGCGAAAGACGCGCTAAATATTCCTATCCCAGTATTGTTACCGGAAGCCTTAAAAAGATTATCTGAGTTCATGAAGAACGGCACATATCGGGTATGGGGAAACGGCGCTTCATTCGATAATGTTATTTTACGGAATGCCTATAAAGCAACCGGAATTAAATGTCCATGGGAATATTGGTATGAGATGTGTTTCCGGACGTTAAATAATCTTTTCCAGGTAAAAACAGATATCAAAGTAGACGGTGTAAAACATAATGCTTTGTATGATGCTAAGGTCCAGGCACTGCGGGCACTGGAAATATTTAAGGTTATTGAAGGAGTAAAGAATGAATAAGAAAGCAATTGCAGCAAAAAAGATAAAAAGAGGTGATCTGCTTACAATGACAAAAAAGGGAAAAGTAATAAAGGCAGAAATAAGCAAAATTAAAAAAATTCCAATAATATATCGAATGTTTAGAGAGGTTCTTAATAGTCCTGGAAGAATTGTAGGAATAGCTAAAGAAGATATAAAAAAGGGAGAATTGGGAACAGTGATTGTTTCTGGTATTAATAACACACAAATAGAGGAGTATAAAGAATGAGTGGTTTTATAAAAGTAGGAACTCATATAATTAAGAAGGAATATATTTATGATGTGTTTATAAACACAGAAGGCACTGAAATATATATCTATTCCTTTATTCCTGCTATGAATGATAAAAACGTAGTAGAATTGAATTCGATAAAAAGGATGGATACAGAAATAAAAATACTTGAAGATGCCCTGCTTAAAGATGATCCGAAAGATTCTGATGTTGTCGTAGGTAATCAAAAATTACTGGAAAGATTTAATATTGATATTGAAAAAGAGAGAGAAGCGTTAAAAAAAGAAATGAAACAAAACCCTATCACATAGTAAGTTTTTCCTCAAATTTGAGAAGGATGAATAGTTATGGACAACCTTTTAAATATTGATGAAATATCTGAGGTATTGAAATTAAGTAAAGCAACCTTATATCAATATGTGCGAAGTAAAAAAATACCTCATATTAAAATAGGAAGTAGAGTCCTCTTTTCTTTAAGCGATATTAAAAACTGGGATAAAGAAAGAAAAGAAAACGATAATTATTATAAAGCGAAAATTCCGAGAGATGTTGATATCTCAAAAGATAACATAAAAAGAATCACAAATAACTTATTAAGATTACCTCACCGGCAAGCAAATATTATAAGACATAAATTAGGAATAGGTAATTGTGAGATATTGACTTATAAAGCTCTCGGGGAAAGGTATAATATTACAGGAGCAAGAGTCAGGGAAATTATGTATGCAGGACTTAGGAAAGTAAAAGAAATAATAGAAAGAGATAGAATTAGAAAGAAGAATAATAAAATGATGTTATATTTTAAAACAAAATGACAAAAGAAGAAAAAGTATTATCAATTAAGCAGCTCAAAGCATGGCAAAAAAACCCCCTCCCGTATATCCATCAAATACTACATATAAAAACATGGTCCGGGATGCGATATATTATAGACAGCGTATGGAAAAATAAAAAGACTTTTAGTGCTGCCGTTATAGCCGTCACCTTTCTAAATCTGTTCAAAAATTCAATAGTAATAACAACCGCGCCGACTGAAAGACAGGTTAAGAACCTGCTATGGAAAGAAATCGGTGCTATCTACACGAAGCGCAAGGGAGCAGTTATGGGGAGAACTACCTCTTCACCATTAACGGTTCACATAGCTTCTGAGTGGTTCATGATAGGATTCTCCACAGATAATGCAACCAGCATAGAGGGGTATCATGCTCCTAATATATTGTGGATACTGGATGAGGCAAAAGGGCTTGATTCCTGGGTATATGACTCTCTCGAAGGATCAATGACTGGGGGTAACTCGCGAGTTTTAGAAATATCGACTACTGACGGTGCAGACCAGCAGACAGCCTTTTTTCAGCACCATCATAAAGAAAGAGCGCAGTGGAAAACTATTCATCTGTCGGCTTTTGATTCTCCTTTTGTGAGGGTAGAAGCATTTAAAAAATTGAGTCCCAAGCGATTGAAAATATTGCATGATTACGGGAAGCCTTTCAAGGGGCAGGAATGGCCGGATGAATGGAGAGAAAGAATACAGATAGTAGATGAGGATTACATAAAAGAGAAAGCCGATACATGGAAAAAGTCGAGAATAGATTTATGGCAAACAAAAATAGAAGGTGACCTCCTGGATGTGTCCGCACACAATATTATTCCCCTGGTATGGGTAGAATCGGCTATAAACGCAGAAGTGACGCCGGTAAACAATACTGTTACATATGGGTTAGATGTCGGTGTTGGTGGTGATCCGAGTGTACTCGTGAAAAAAGTTGACAAAAGGATAGAATACGTGTATGATTGGGTAGACACAAATACTATGAGAACGACAGGGGAAGTAGTAAGAAGATTAAACAAAGCGCCTGGAATTGTACGTATTGATATGATAGGGGTAGGACATGGGGTATTCAATCGACTTGATGAACTTGGAAAACCTGTGATAGGTATCGATAGCAGAAACAAGCCGGCTTTAGAATTTGAGGAAGTGTATCTTAATTTACGGTCACAAATGTGGTTCCATATGCGTGATTTGTTTGAGGCACAATATTTGCACGGGAATGCAATTTCTATCCCGGATGATGCTGAGCTAATAGAGGAGTTAACCTGTGTTATGTTTAAGACTATGTCAAATGGGCGTATAGTTGTGGAGTCGAAAGAAGACCTGAAGAAAGAAAGCCGGTTAGGACGATCGACTAATAAGGCAGATGCATTAATATATGCCTGTGCTGATTTGAGGAGTTTGATGGATGAAGACATGTGAAATATGTGGAACCCCATATGAGACAAATCGGCCTAATAAGGTTACTTGCTCTGATGAATGTTCTTATGAATTGAAAAAAAAGAGAAGTAGGGATCGATCCAGAAGATTAAAAGAGAAGTTTGCCTTATTAGGATTATCATTAAGACAAGGAAGGGCCTTAAAAAAAGCAGGAAGAAGAGGAAGAAAATGTGGGAAGAAGGTAAGGGTATTCTATGATAAAGGCTTATGGGTTGATTGGAGAAAAGAGGAGTTGGAGAAAATAAAAATTATTAAGGATAGAGCTAATGTTTGAAAAATATAGAGAGAAGCGTAAATTAAGAAAAGAATATGAATTATTGGGGCAAGAATGCAAGTTGAAAGAACAAACATTAATTTTGCAGCAACTTGATGAAGCAATAAGAACATCGAAAAATTTAAAGAAGGAACTGGAAGATGCTGATGAGTCGAAGTGGATTCCTGCTGGTGGAGAAAGTTCAAAACAGTTATCTGAAGAAGATTGTTATGATATGATAGAACAGGCACAGAAGTTATATTATAAGAATATTCACGGACAGCAGGTGGTGCGATTGTACGAAAAGTATGTTACCGGTAGAGGGTTTAAGGTGGTGCCTAAAACAAATGATGAGAAATGGGTAGAATTCTGGAAAAAGTTTTGGAAAGAAAATAAATTTAAATTGAGAAAAAAAGAAATAGTAAGACGGGGAATAAGAACTGGCGAAGGATTTTTGAGATTCTTTTTTAATGGCGATAAAATTAAAGTAAGATTTATGAATCCGTCATTAGTAAAAGATCCTGATAATAAGCACACCTATGGGATAGAAACTGATACTGATGATATCGAAACAGTGATTAATTATTATTACAAGGATGAAATAGTACCGGCAGAGGAAGTGATACACTATAAAATGTTGGTTGATTCGGATGTAAAAAGGGGTAGATCGAGATTAGAAGTGATTGCAAAAGAATTAGCTATGTATCCGGACTGGATGAAAGACAGAATGAAATTACAAAAGATCCGGGCAGTAATGGCAATAATAAGAAAAGTTCAGGGATCCTCAGTACAGGCAAGAAATATAGCCAATCAGAATGAAACTACCAGGGTAAAGTCTCTGGATAATAATCCTTATTTCAGGGTGCCGGAAGGGGTGAGTATTGTTACTACAAAGCCAGGTACTGATTATGAATTCAAAACACCGAATTTACAGGCAGGAGATGCACAGAATGATGGGTATGCATTACTTAATATGATAAGTGCAGGACCGGGATTTCCTAATTGGATGTTGTCAACTGATGCGTCACAGAGTAATTATGCAAGTACGATGGTGAGTGAAGCCCCTGGGGTTAAGGAGTTACAAGATGCACAAGAATTTTTTGAATATGTGTTTGAGGAAATATATGAGAAGGTAATGACTTATGCCCTTGAGAAAGACTTAATACCGAAATATGAAATGGTTGAAGTCAAAGAAAAGGACGAAAACGGGGAAATGATAACAAAGCAGGAGAAGGTTGAGATAGAGTTGATACCTCAAGTAGTTTTCCCGGAACTTGTACACAGGGATTTGTATAATGAAACAAAGGCTTATGATTTGCAGGTGAATCAAGGGGTAATGTCAAAGCATACATATGCCAGCAGGTTGGATCTGGATTATGATGAAGAGAAGGAAATGAAAGAGCAAGAAGAAGAAGATGAACCGGAAGAACCAGAGGTACCGGAAGTACCTGGGCAGATACCAGGGCAAGTTCCCGGGCAATTACCTGATGGACAAAAACCACCAAAAGTAAACCCGGAAGATGATCCGGTTAAAGATAAGAAAAAAGAGGAGTCTTTTAAAAAACAGAGAAATAAATATATTAGGAGTTAAGAATGAATAAAAGTTTTGCTGATGGTGGTATAGTAACCCAAGAGATGATGGGAAAAAGAGAGAGAATAGGATTTTGTATTCCTTCTATGTGTTGTCCACCTATAGAATCCTGGTGGTGTTTTGTCCCGGAAGAATTTGGAGAGCAAAATATAACAGAAGATGAAGGGAACGGATTCCCGCTGATAATGACCACTGATAAAATAACTGTTGAGGAGTAAAGAATGGCATTACCAAAACAATATGACAATATGGAATACCCCATAAAGATAACTAATTGTAGTGCAGGTTCTAAATGTGAGTTACTTAAAAAAGTCTTCCCTGATGGCAAAGATTATTGTAATTATGATAGAGATAGAAAAAAGATGAATGATATTTATGAAGAAGTAATCAAAACTGGTAACATTAAATTTGATGATTTAGCTTTTATGATGGCATTTATTACTAAAAATCAACCTTCACAAAAAGATATTAAAAAAGCATATACAATTATAGGTGGATATCAACCAGTAGATAAAATAAACATCGAGAGTAAAGATATTGAACCACCGCAGGGTGGAACAGGGGAAATATGACAGAAATAGAAAGCATCGAGAAATTAAAAGGAGTAAGAAATGATTAATACATATATTTGTGATGTTTGTAATAGGAAAAAGAGTTTTCATGATATTGGTTGGAAAGGTGAATTTCCGCATTTAGTTTTCAACATAAGTAAGACATCTTCATATTCAGGTAAAAATTTAATGATTGAAAAAAAAGATATTTGTTGGGATTGTCTTGAGAAGATAACTGAGTTTGCTCTAAACTTAATAGGACCGCGAGAAAAAGAATGACAGAACTTGAAATCACTGAGAAATTAAAAGAAGTAAGTAATCAGGAAAATAAAAATAATATAAGTAAATTGATAACCACTGAAAATAAACTGGAAAAAATATATGATAAAACCTCTACAAAGATTGCTAATGTAGCTATGACAAAAGATGCAAGCCTTGCAGATATAAGCAATCTAACAGGGGAGATGGTAGTCATAAAAGATAACCTGGATAAAGTCACAACTGATATTATCCGGAAAGAAATTGATAGAAATATAAAAGCAGGTCTTGAAAGTGTAAAGGCACAGATAACAGTATTCAAAGATATTTTGCCAAGTGATATTGTAAATGCTGAGATAAGTGCTACGGTATTCAATCAGGCTTACATGGATGCTTATTATGCTATGCAGACCCTGAAAGATGGGATACTCCTATCAGATAAAATATGGGATATCACAAATATATCATTAGAGGAAATCCGAGTATACATGATGGAGGTTATGCTGGATGAAAACACAAGCATGGCAGAGGTGTATCAACAGATTAAATCTTTTCTAAAACTCCCGGATGTAGATATGCGAACTAAATATTGGAAACAGTTTTTCAAGACTCATCCCCCAGGGAAAGGGGTTTATAGATCTGCATGGAAAAATGTTTTGAGAGTGTTGAGGACTGAGACAAACAGGGCGTTTAGGTTAGGAACGATAAAATACGCGAAAGACAGAACATGGGTCCAGGGGATTAAGTGGGAGTTATCGGCGGCTCATCCAAGGATGGATATATGTAATGACATAGCAGCAGATGACCTAGAAGGATTAGGAGCCGGGGTGTATAGTCCGGCTAATGTTCCCATAATGCCTCATCCCCAATGTATTTGTTACCTGCGGTTAATTCCTAATTATGATTTGTTGGGAATAACTCTATGAACGAAAGTATGACTATTTATATTGATCACAAAAAGGTGAGAAGATTTGAAGAACTCGCTTTAAATTTCGCAAACAGTATAGATTGTCATATCCAAATAGATGTTAATATTAACCAGGAAAAAACAAAGACATACGTACACCTCCTGCTGCTGAATTATGAGCCGGATAAACTTGATTCTCTGGTGTTTATCGAACCGAGTAAATATGAAGAATTCAAAAACCTTGCACTTGAGATAGCCAGGAAAAGTAATACCGGAATTAAGTTTGAAGTAAGTTTCAACGAGTCAAAGACAAGGGCAGAGGCTAATATTCTGTTATTGAAGGTCAATAAATAATAAAAATATCTCAGTCATTTTAAAAAAGCTCTTGACAAAAACCAATAAATTATATATATTTTTACTAATGATACGAACAATAATAAAAATACAATCCTTGCGCCTTCCCTAATTCTTTCGTATCATAGGGGAAGGTGTGGGGGTTTTTATAAGGAGAAGAGAATGGAACAAAGCATTAAAACAATTAAAAAATTAGAACAAAGATTTAATAAATATGGAAAAGGGATACCAGTATCTTTATTGGGTATCAAGTCGTGGGGAACGGTTGATTATGCTAATAAAATTGGCTATCTAATTCTTCTTGATTGGACACGATAATTTTACTCGACCTCATTAATTGAATGGGTATCGTAAGGGAAGGTGCGGGGTTTTTAATAAGGAGAGTAATTATGGGTAGAGAAATACCTATAGAAGAATGGAAAGAGGAAGATTGCGTTTGTTTCCAGATGTAAGAGACAGTTTCAGAAGGTACACCCTTAACTCCTGTATTTAGAACAAAAGCGAGGTTGATAAATTATCTTGTAGACCATGGTAATTATTGGGGAGAACGTTACACAAAAGAACAAGCAAGGGAATTTGTGGAAAGAGAATTTGTCATGTCAGGTTGTATGAAAGACGGTAAGTTTTATACTGGACCGGCTATTATGGATATAGAAAGATAGGAAATAAGCATGAGTAAAAAGAAGAAAAGAAAAAGAGAAGAAGAAGAAGATTATAAAATGGGATTACTTGCTATTTATGGCATAACAATAGGCTTATTTATATTGGGAATATCTATATACGGATTAGTTGTATCTGTGAGTAATTTAATAGGAAGGTAAAGGAGAGCAGAATGAAATTACCAAAATCATTTATTGAGAAATATCCTGGGAATTTAAAAGAAGTCGACACCCTTTTATATGTCCGGGCTGAAAAAAGAAAGAGAGTAGGGGTAGTAATAATTCACGATGGGTTTTGTGGATGGTCTCTATGTGATGGGAAGGACAAATGGAGTACAGAGAAGGGAATACTTAAGGCAATATATAGGCTTAAGCAAAACAATTCACCAGAACAAGTTATGCGGAATGCTGATATGATTTTTTCAGAGGGTGCAAAAGATGTGACACAAATTAAACCACGAGATTTATCTTTTGGATATCTTATAGATACGATAGACGAACATCTAAACTATATAGCATGACCGATTATAAATTGAAAAAAAAGGAGCAAATGAATGGGAAAATTAAAAGAAGTCTTCTGTTGCGACTGTAAACATTATGGTGAGCTAATCACGAAACACCAACCGCCTGGGTGTTATCATTATAAAAATGTAGAGATAGAAAGTAGGTCACTAGGGTATAAAATATATCCTGGTGATATCGATAGTAAAAATAAAGATAATAAGTGTGATCTGTTCAAACGTGGATTATTTAATTTTGTAATTACGCATAGGTTGGCAAAAAGAATCAAACGTAAAAAGGAGAAAGGAGCAAATGATAAAACCAGTAGGACAACGAATATTACTTAAATTAGAAAAAGATGTAGACCTTACCCCAGGGGGAATAGTCATACCGGAAGTAGCACAAGAAAAATTATATCGTGGCAAGGTCGTCGCTGTATGTGATGATTGTAAACTTAAGATAGGGGATCTGGTAATGTACGATAAATATGCCGGATCTGATTTCGTTAAGGATCGGGAAGAATATATGATTATCAAGGTTAAGAATATTTTGGGAGTGGTGGAAGAATGAATTTTAAAAGAGTAACCGGAGAAATAATACAGAAGGATATCAAATCTATTAAGAATTATTGTGAGAAAAATAGGGCCTACTTATCCATGGCGAACCTACACGGGGCCAACCTGTACAGGGCCAACCTGTACAGGGCCGACCTACACGGGGCGAACCTACACGGGGCCGACCTATCCGGGACGAACCTACGCGGGGCGAACCTATCCGGGGCCAACCTGTACGGGGCCAACCTGTACGAGGCGAACCTATCCGGGGCGAACCTATCCGGGGCCAACCTATCTGGGGCGATCAAAATAAAGGGAAAAACCAAGGTCTATCAACTTCTTGGGTTTATATATCCAGTAGTCATTTTTATTGATGAAGAAAAAACAGTGATGAAAATAGGATGTGAAGTTAAGACATTGAA